AGCGACAAACAGTCTCAAAAACTTGCTGCATTAAGATTACAAGAAGAATATAAAGGATTAGATAATGTTCAAATTTTAAATAAGTTGTATAGCGATGCAAATGAAGCAACAAAGAGGCAATTGGATACTAATGAAGGTTTGCAAAACACAATGAACGAGCTAGATAAAGCTCAAAGAGCAACGATATCAACAGTCCAAAATCAAATAGTGGCAATTTTTCAAAGTGATCAAATAAAAACTATGGCAGAGGAAATTAGAATAACTGCAAGTCTATTACCTACTGCATTGAAAGATATAGAAAAGAATTTAAAGCAATTAGGTGAAGGCTTAGGGACCTCAGTAAACATATTTGCACAAGCTGGTAAATCACTATTTGAAGAATTGCAATTTGCATTATTAGACTCTATAGAAATAAAAGAAGGCATTCAAATCAACCCGAAAGATATATACGAAGAAATTAAAAAAGACATAGATAATAAACAAACGACAAATTTAGAAAAATTTAAAGAATTAGGAATTCTTATTAAGGAACAAGACAAGGATAAAAAAGAAATATACACTCTAAATCCTGAATTCAAGCTGCCACCGCAGTTGATAGAACGTTTAGAACCCAAATTATCTCAACAATATGCAACAGGTGTGAACCCGAATGAGTTATTAAAAGGCCCTGCTGAGACAGAGGAACCAAAAAAGATTTCAATTCAAGGGATTGAAGAATTAACCAAACAATTAAGCGATTTTCCAAATATATCAAAATTAGTTACTGACCTTGCTAATAAAAATAATAGTGAATTAGAAGGAGAATCAGCTATATTATCTAATTTACTTAAAGACACAAAACAAAACATTAACTCTATTTTAGAATCTAGGGATGAAAAAGATTTTTCATGGGACAAATCTGTTAATTCTTTATTAAAAACTTTGCAACAAGAAGTAGAAACTAAATTACAAGATGATCCTGAAAACAAGACTTTGAATCTGCTTAAACAGAAATTAACCCCTAATATAGAAGTATCTGTAGAGACTCCTCCATTATCTAAGACGGAGAATGTAGAGCAACAAGATTCTGTAAATTATACATCTGCTATAACTAAAAATACACTTGCAATAGAAGGACTTACAGGAAAACTTGCAACTACAGACTTAAATGTTTCTATAGCTAATCCAATAGTCACAGTAGATACAACTGAATTAAAATCTATGCTAAATATGTTAGCAAAAGATTCAGCAGATCTGCAAATTGCAAATAATACTAATGAACCAAAACCCGAGAATGCTGAATCATCGGATAACAGCATAGTGACAAATACAAGTAAATTTACAGAATCAAGTTCATCAACATTCAATCAAAACGAGAAAGATTTTCAAGTCAATTTGATTGCTTCAGTGAAAAGAACAAATGAATTATTACAAAAGCAAAATAGGCACTTAGAAAGCTTGTTTACTGCGTAAACTTTAGGAAAAAATTATGTCTTGGAAAAAATATTTTACTCCAGCACCTCAAAATGACACAGACCTTAGTAATTTAAGTCCGATAAGTGGAAAGCAGTTTTCTATGCGTCCAGGACCTGCTCGTTCAAACTATAATTCATTTTTACCAGATGTTTATACAGGTGCACCAAATAGAATAGAAAGATACGGTCAGTATAACGTTATGGATATTGATTCTGAAGTAAATGCTGCGCTAGATATTCTTGCAGAATTTTGCACACAAATTAACAAAAAGAATGATACACATTTTGAGATAAAATTTTACAAGTCTGCAACGAATAGCGAAGTACAAATTTTAAGCCAATATCTAAAACAATGGTATAAACTTAATCAGTTTGAAACTCGTATGTTTAGGATTATTAGAAATACTTTCAAATACGGAGATAGTTTTTTCTTAAGAGATCCAGAAACAAAAAAGTTATATCATGTTGATCCAAGTAATGTAAATAGGATTATTGTAAACGAAAGCGAAGGAAAAGAACCAGAGCAATATATCGTACAAGATATAAATTTTAACTTTAAAAATTTAATTGCAACTCAACCATTACAAACCAATGGTAATGTAACAGGAGGTGGTACAGGTTACATTACAGGTGGAGTAAGAGGAATGGTTGGGCCAATGAATCCAAGTGCAACTGGTACAAGATTTCAATTAGATCAAGAAGAAGTAGCGATTGATGCAGATAACATGTTGCATATCAGTTTAAGTGAAGGCTTAGATGAAAACTTTCCATTTGGTAACAGTTTATTAGAAAGTATTTTTAAAGTTTACAAGCAAAAAGAATTATTAGAAGACGCAATTATTATTTACAGAGTACAAAGAGCACCAGAGAGAAGAGTTTTCTATGTTGATGTGGGTAACATGCCTAGCCATCTTGCAATGCAGTTTGTTGAGCGTGTAAAAACGGAAATCCATCAGCGGAGAATACCATCCAAGACAGGAGGAGGAACAAATGTCATAGACAGTAGCTATAATCCTCTGTCAATTAACGAAGATTACTTTTTTCCTCAAACAGCAGAAGGCAGAGGCAGCAAAGTTGAAACATTACCTGGAGGCACTAATCTGGGAGAGATAGATGACTTGAGATATTTTACAAATAAACTTGTAAGAGGGTTACGAATTCCAAGCAGCTATTTACCTACTGGTGCAGATGATAGTAATAGTCAATATAATGATGGTAGGGTAGGAACTGCCTATATTCAAGAACTTAGATTTAACACTTATTGTGAAAGATTACAAAATTTATTAGTAAGTGAATTTGATCAAGAATTTAAAAGATACTTATTAGAAAAAGGTGTTAACATAGATACATCAATGTTTGATTTAAAATTTTGTCCTCCTCAAAATTTTGCAGCATATAGGCAAAGTGAATTAGATAATCAAAGAATTGGTACATTTGGACAGATTCAAGCTATACCATTTATTGCTAATCGTTTTGCATTGAAAAGATATCTAGGATTAAGTGAAGAAGAGATTGCAGAAAATGAACGATTATGGCGCGAAGAAAATGATGAAAACTTTAATACCACAGGTGATGAAGCAGGTGAAATGCGAGGAGCAGGTATAAGTGGAGCGGGTATTGAAGCTGACCTTGCTGGAGCAGAGGCTGAAGTTGATTTAGATCAAGGAGAAGACGGAGGAGAATTAGAAGGACCCGGAAGTGTAACTGACGAAGATCCAGCAGCAGCAGCGCCACCACCGGCAGGAGACACTACAAGTCTTTCACAATAAGATAAATAATATTATGGTACTTAGAGAAATTTTTTATCACAATCCAGACACATTAGAATTAGAAGACAACGATAGATATTCTCCTGAATATGATGATTCTATTATAGACTTAGATGATAATAGAAAAACACGATTAACATTAAGACAAATTAATCGTGTAAGAAAAGCTAGTGAACTTCATGACAAAGACAAAAAAAATGAAGTAGAGTTCATTAGACAAATGTACGGGATGGCTGCACAAGCTCAAGCCGCAGGTTTGTAAAGTGGCTAAAATAGATAAAAGCCTATATACAAAATCTGAGTGGAAAATATTAAGAGAACAAAGAAGATTACAAAAAGCACAACAATTTAAAAAAAATACAGAAATTGTCGAACGTCCTGTCATCCAGTATACAAAAGTAGCATTTGTATTAGGTAATGGTGTAAGTCGCAAGCCTGTTGATCTAGAAAAACTTGCAACTAAAGGTACATTGTACGGGTGTAATGCCATTTATAGAACATTTTCTCCTAATTTTTTAATTGCAGTTGACGTAAAAATGATATTAGAAATTGCTAAACATGGATACCAAAATAAATCTGTAGTATGGACAAATCCAAATAAAGCATTTTCTAAAATAAAAAATTTAAATTATTTTAATCCTAGTAAAGGTTGGTCAAGCGGACCAACTGCACTTTGGTTAGCAGCACAGCATGGATATCAAGAAATTTATATTTTAGGTTTTGATTATAAAGGATTATTTGAAGGAAAAAAATTTAATAACATCTATGCTGATACACCAAATTATAAAAAATCAACTGAACCTGCTACTTTTTTTGGTAATTGGGCTAGGCAAACAAAAAGTGTAATAAAAGAAACACCAAAAACAAAATTTATTAGAGTAATAACAGATGATTTTAATTATACACCAGAAAGTTTGCAAGATTTGAATAATTATTCTACAATAGATATTCATGCATTTTTAAAATGGTTTAATATATAAAAAACCATAAAAAACTACCTTTATATATGCTTTTTTTTAATTTTTATGTAAATAATATTATGACAGCCTTACCATATGGTAAAAATTATAGGAGAAAATAATGGCACAAAGAAAAACAAAAAAAACTGTTAAAGAAACAGCAAAAACACCAAGGAAAAAAATTGTTGAATCAAAAGACAAATTTCAACAAATGCTAGAATATTTAGTAAACGAAGACAACGCAAAAGCAGAAGAATTATTTCATGACATTGTAGTAGAAAAATCAAGACAAATTTATGAAAATATTCTTGCCGAAGAAGTAGAAGATGAAGAAGTTGATGAGTCAGATGATGAAGAAGTTGATGAGTCAGATGATGAAGAAGTTGATGAGTCAGATGATGACGAGTTAGACGAATCAAAAGAAGATGAAGAAGTTGATGAGTCAGATGATGAAGAAGTTGATGAGTCAGATGATGAAGAAGTTGATGAAAACTTTAATTTAGATGAATTTGAAGTAGAAGAAGAGCCAGCAATGGACATGGATCCAATGGGCGGAGATCCAACTGATGACATGGAAATGGACATGGACGACGAAGAAGGCGACATGGATATGGATGCTGACATGGGTGGAGACGAGCCTGTAACACAAGATGATATTAAAGATCTTGAAGCAGAATTAGCCGATTTAAAAGCAGAATTTGAAGAACTAATGGCAGACCAAGACATGGACGACGAAGAAGGCGACATGGATATGGACGACGAAGAAGGCGACATGGATATGGACGACGAAGAAGGCGACATGGATATGGACGACGAAGAAGGCGACATGGATATGGACGACGAAGAAGAAATGCCAGAAGAAAATTTTAGCTATGAATCAAGAGAAAATATGAGTTCAGCTGAATTAATGAGAGAATATGTCAACAAGATCGGCGGAGAGCAATATCATCAATTTGGTAAAATGGGCGACAATGGAGCAAATTCAAAATCTGTAGTAGCTGGAAAAAATGATATGGGTGGTACAAGTGCTAACATTGTAAGTGGTACTACTGAAAATGGTGTAGAAGCAGGAAAAGGAAATTTACACGGAAATCCTGTAAGTGACCAAAATCCAAAAGATATGAATACTGGAAATGTAAACGTACCTGGAAATAAAAAAGCTCCAGCTTTAAAGCCACAGTCTGCAGGTCATGGTGCTGAAAGAAAAAGCAAACCAGAAACTGCTGACAAAAGTGCGGGACCAGTAATTAATGGTGCCCCAAAAAGAGCCAAATAAGGAACTTATATGGATTTACTTAGAGAGCACTTAACCTTTGATCAGGCCCAAGTTATCGTTGAGAATGCTAACGAAGGAAAAGATTTGTATATGAAAGGAATTTGTATACAAGGCGGAGTTCGTAATGCCAATCAGCGTGTTTATCCTGTAAACGAAATTGGCAGGGCTGTCAAAACTCTCAGCGAGCAAATACAAGGCGGATACAGTGTTCTCGGTGAAGTAGATCATCCAGAAGGCCTTACTGTAAATTTGGACCGAGTTAGCCATATGATAACTGAAGTATGGATGGACGGTCCAAATGGCTACGGTAAGCTTAAAATTTTGCCAACTCCAATGGGGCAACTGGTTAGAACAATGCTAGAAAATGGTGTAAAACTAGGTGTATCTAGCAGAGGATCAGGAAACGTTTCAGAAGACGGAAATGGACATGTAAGTGATTTTGAAATCATTACAGTTGAT